ATTATGAGAGATGGGTCGCATAAATCTCTGTATAATTCTTTAAGCTCTTCCAGAGACATTTGCTTACTGCCTCGAATGTTTTTATTGGTCATAATTTATCCTCCCGTTCATCAAACTGGTGAGCCAGTCTGCGTAGCTCTGTTGCGGTTCCTTTGGTGATGACGCCTGTGAATAGTGGGCGTCGATCCTTTGCGTGTACGGCCTCTCCCGCAATTACTGCGTAGGTCGTGTCTGTCAGTTCAAATGTCAGGTGGTTTACTTTGAACTGCTCTCGTTTGATTGCCTGTCTGGTCAATGCATTCCCTCCCGTCTTGCTATGCACATTTCGCAGTCGCATGGCTCATCGTGCATGGTTAGCAGCGCCTCTGCCACGCCCTCCATTACTCTTGGAAAATCGTCTTGCAGATCATATCCATCGATGATCGTTGCGATCAGCGCGATGATATCCACATTGGTTATTCGTTGCGGCATTTGTTGAAATATTTTTTCAAGGTCACTGGGCGTCATAGTCTGTCCTGACGTTTTGGTATGTTTCCCGCAGCATTTTTCTAGCTTCCTCTAGCATTGTGAGTGCATCATTGAGGTCTGGAAAGTCATCGGGCGTTATTTTGCATGACAGCATATGCTGGATTGTCAGGTCAAGTTTTGACAGAATTTGACCCAACTCTTCGATGCGTTCTAGGCTCATAGTGTGAACCTTGATGCATCGAATGCCCACAGATTGAAGCTGCACTTGGATTGGTCTGGCTTAGACCACACCTCGGCCTTTGCTATTTTTGACTGCTTGAATAGGCGATAGCAGGCATTGTTGATGTCTTTATCGCTAACGTCTGCTTGGTCTGGCTGCTCTTCGCGGTATGCGGCGACCACTTCTGACGTTATGAGATACGTGTCGGCGTCACTTAATATTTTTGTGACGGTTTTTTTTATTTCTTTTGGCGATTGTTTTAGCTCTGTCCACTCTTTCAGAAGCTGCTCCAGCACACCATTGTCTGGTTCTGGTTCGTCTTCTGGCTCTTCTTCTGGCAGGCTTTCCTTCAGCTTTACGCAGCCTACTGCGCGGTATGGTATTGTTTGCGCCTTGTCTGGGTGATTTGGCACGACATCCATTAACACTTGATCGCCCACCGTTAATTGTAAGAACCGTGCGAGATTGTTGGTGATGAAGGTATTTTGGCCTTCTGCATCTACAGCGAATGCTGAATAATGCTGGGTGATATTTGTGATTAAACCATGAATTTTTTGAAGTTCCATTATTTTCTCTCCTGATTGATATTTAGATGATGGCCTACAGATAGCGATTACTTGGATATGTTCAAGAAGATTTTGCACCGTCTGCAAAGTTTATTTGATTGGTTCCTTTCTGTATTAATTCCTCCAGTGCTTCTGTCGCTGCTGGATTGAAGATGGTTCGCATTGCGGCTTGATTGATGCGCCTAATTTCTTGGCGCACCTCTGTAAGCGTGTCGAGATCGTCTTGGTTCATTTGATAGTCTCCATGTTGTCGATTAAATCATCGATAATTCTTGCAATGCGAATGAGACCAGCCAATTCTTTGTGTGGGTGTTTGTGTGGGCATTTTCGGATAGCATCATATGCTGCGTCATTTAAAATTTTGAGGTGTTCTTTGTATTCGGTCATTGGTTCGCTCTCCCACGGTGCATCTTGCACTGTTACTTTTGCCGTCCTATTTGTGACGGATGCGGCCTGTCTATTTTTGACGCGCACCGCGCCATCATTGTTCATTTGATCCTCCTCCTGAGTTCGTCGCTGTAGGTCATGCCCTGATCGGCGTAGTAATTTTCTTTGACTGGGTTCCAGCCTTTCATTGCCTGCCGCGCATTGCGGCAGTCTTGGATGATGTAGACCAGTGCGTCTTGATCGACGGTCTTGGCGTGGTCTGTCCACTTGGTGAACTCTTGTGCTGTTGCGCCGCTCATTGTGCTGTCTCCAGTTCTGAAGACCAAAATGTTTTTGTGTGATCTTCATTTACGACTTCAATTTTATCGCCAGCAAAATTTTTGTTCCTGCTTCTCGACTGGGCGTCACGGATAGTCATTTGCAAAGCACTCAAGCCATAAGTTGTTCCGAAGGCGCTTCTGCCGTTGATTAAGATTTGATATCCCATGTTCGTCTCTCCCTGTTTCTACAATTATATATAGGGTACATTTACGGATACATCAAGGGCCATCGTTAATTTATTTAGTTTATTTTCGACATAATAACGTCGAACAAGATTTGACGTTAATCAGAGCAGCCCAGACCCCTTATTATTATAGTTATATATATATTATTATTATTTATATATATATTTATGTCTTTACGTCGAGAGGGGTATTTACCCCCATTTTTAGATATAGGGGGCTAGGGGTGACAGACCCCCAGAGGCTCGACGTAATTGACAAATTGACGTTAATACCTAACACCCTGTTATCATTCATAAAAACACCCATGTTTAGCGATGACATAAATAATGACGTTATTCATTAGTGTGTCGCTGGCGACAGCCACGCCATATTTGGCCTTCCCCTTTTGCCCTCGTTGAGATTGCGGCACTCTATGCCCCTGTCGTTGACCAGAGCGTCCAGAATGTCTGCCCTCTTGCGTCGATCCATATTTGCGAACGCCGCCACGCCCCGCGCCAGATCACGCTCCGTGATGCCCTCTGAGCCTGCCAGATCGATCTTGGAAAACACTGCCTTGCAGCAGGCATCAAACGGGCCATCGGCCATATTGGATCGAAACATTGCAATGGTCTGTTTTGCATAAAACTCCACATAATCGATACTCCACTGCATCGCATCCACGCCGATACTTTCCTGCCCCATTGATCTGGCAATAATCAGTGACAGTCGCATAGCGATCTCTCTGGATCGATTGTACATAGCCTCCAGCCCAGAGCCTGTCTCTTTCTTAATGGCGTCCACCAGTCGCTCCTCATATTCGCGCAAGAGCTTCTCAGCCTCGACGGTGAACGGCACCTCAATTGGGTTGGACGGCATGTCGTGGATGTTGCCTGCGTCCAGATCGCCATCGTGAGCGTGGGCATGTTCAACCGCCCAGACTTTCAGACGCTCTGATATAGACGCCACGCTGTTGCGCTGGGATAGCTGAACGCCGATTTCGGATTTTACGATCAGGAACCTGTTCAGCAGGCCGCTTGCCACATCGCCCCCGCCAATGGCTTTCATAAATTCGCTGGGCGTGGACATGCCCACCAACGTCAGGCTTGGACGCCGCACATATTTCTCCAGTTTCTCAGCCTCAGATGACTTGAGCGTCATGGTGGAATAGCCCTGCGGTCTGAGGGTGCCGTCCTGCCGACCAAACGTCTCCATGATGGCTGTTAGGGCGTCAGCCTTGTGCTGCATACCTGACGCACTTGCCGCCTTTAGCTGCCTGCCAAGCTCATCGACCACGCTGACATGGACTGGCTTGTTGATCAAAGTAGACATCACCCCCGCCCCACTGGTGTAGCCTGCTGGTCCAATTAGGTCTGTCAGGCCAGCCTGCTCCAGCATGTTTTCCAAAACGGTCTTGGTGTGTTCCTTCCCCGATCCTGTCTCACCGATATTCAAAAGATACAGCGACGAAAAATTGCGTCTGTCTGTCACCCATCTGCGGCCCATTACTACCGACCCAAACGCGATGGCGCACTGCACGGCAAATTGGGGCTGCGGCTTAATTGCGGAGGTGGCGTAGCCATTAACAACGTCTTGCAATACGCCCGGTATAGCCAGAAGATGATCTGGAATGTGATCCAGTGGCCCTGCGTCTGGCTTAGAAACAACTCTGGGCTTAGTTGTCATTTTGTTTAAGAGTTCTGTCCCACGGGCAAATATCTCTGCCTCGTCGGTCTCTGGCTCCTGCTTAATGTGCAGAAACGCAGCGGCCTCCCTGACGGCCTTAGTGACGTTGCCTTGAAATTCGTACTGCGTCCAAAGCTCAAAACAATCGAAGCTATGCTCTGAACTGAACGGATCGGATGCGTGGTGGCTGAAGGCGCGGCCATCATCAAAGACTTTGACCCCCGCCAGCTTGGAGGTGGAGTTGGGCGACAGGTATCGATCCTTTGCGGTCTGCTTGTAGCCGTACTGGACTAATAAACTGTGCATATCATGGGCCTCATTAAAGGCGTCGATGACGCTGGTGCCGTCATTGTTTTTTGGCCGTGGCTTGCGGGGTGGCTGAAATTCTGGCTCACGCCGCCACGGGCAGATGGATTGCATCTGTGGCCGAAATTTATCCCACTCTTTCCAAATTGTCAGAAGTTGCGGCGGTAGCTCTGGCAGGCCATCAAATATACTCCTGCCTGCCCACTCGTATGGTCGCCCAGTGTCTGGGTGAATTGATGGCGGCAACACATCCTGCACTGCCCCGGCGCGTAGCTCAAAGACTACAGAGGTTTTGCGCGGGTCCCCCTCGACAGGCCACGATATTTTGTGGGTAATCAGATCAGGCGGTGCCTTGAAGATCAGCTTGCCTCGATTTTCGCGCCCAATGATTTGTGGTGCCGACTGCATTAGCTCTGAGAAATCGATGCCCAGTTCTTCAAAGATCAGCTTGGTGTGTTCCACATGATCGATGTCAACGGCACAAGTGCCGCTGGCCCCATGAAGCAAGCCCACGTTGTGCGTTGGGTTCTGCTCGTAATACAGACGCGCTTTTTCTGGATCAGACAGTGCCTGCTCTGGCTTCTGCCATCCAAAGCGGGTTGGGCCTTTAGTCCCTGCTGGGATTGTGACCAAGAAAAAACCCATCTTCTCGCAATACTCTTCCACTTTTATTGTCATTTTTTTTGACCTCTTATTTATAGACGGTCAGATATTCTGACAATTTTCTCCAAGTGTTCAAACTGATTCGTTCGTTGCCCTGCTGCACGGCCTTTACGGTGGGGTGCGACAGCCCAGATTTCTGTGCGACAACGGTCAGCCTGCGATCTTGCAGTGCGTCCCGTATGGTCTCAAGAGGTATCATATCGTCCATTTTTCGCTCCATTTTACATTTGCTGTAAAAAGAGCTTTACAGTCTGAAACTTTAGGAGTAAACCAATTTCTGTAGAAAATGTGAATGAATGAATGAAAACGAAAACGGAGAACGAAATGGACAATATCAATGTCGATATTCTTGCCACCGATTGGCTGGCAATTAAGGCAGAAGAAAAGGCGCTGACAGCAAAGCGCCACGCGATTGAAGAGCAGATCGCAGCGGCCCTAGAAGTCAAAGACGAGGGGTCAATCTCCCACAAATTGGACGGCCATAAGATTACGCTGACACAGCCTGTCAGCCGTAAAGTTGATGCCATTGTGTGGGACAAACTCAGCCGTAAAATTCCAACTAGCCTACACCCTGTGAAACACACAATCAGCGCAGATGCCGCTGGTTGCCGCTACTTGTTGGCTAATGAGCCAAAGTTGTGGGCCAAGATCGCGCCTGCCTTTGAAACCAAGGCTGGCAAGATTGGCGTCAAGGTGGAGGCGCTTTGATGCGCCTGACTGATGTCGAGCTTGAGGTGCTGATCGCTGCTCTGGACGCTATCGTTGTGATGGACGGCCAAAGCAAAAGCCCAGACCAAATCAGGTTAGAGCGTAAATTAAATCGGTGGCGCGACCACCCAGACTTGGAGTTTGCAGAATGAACCGCAGCATAGATGAAATTTTGGACGAGGTATTCGCCAAAGTATTTAAGGGAGATTGGTAATGGGATTTAAGATCGAAAAGGGGGTGCCAATGACGGCACCATCGCGGGACAGATCGGGCAAGTGGAAAGATTTGCTGGGTAAAATGGACGTTGGAGACAGCGTTGTGGTCGATGAGCAGTCGCAAGCCACATCAATTCGCAACACGGGAAAACGCATGGGAATGCTGGTGCGTTGCCAACAGCAGGACGATGGCAGCTTTCGGGCATGGAGGATTGAGTAATGGCTTGTTTGGTTTTTTTGACAACAAAAATTATGGAAAAGACAAAACAAATCCTTGTCAATTTAGATCACGTTAAAATGATAGAAAAATTTGTCAGTGATGATGAAGACTTGGGTGGCAATCAATCAATGTTGATCTTTACTCAAGACGATAGTGGGTATGACATTTTACACGTTGTTGATGATCAACAGGAAATTATACAAAAAATGTTGTGGCGTACGGACAGGCAACCAATGTGGAGGAATAATGATGGCGATTGATCTTAAAACACTGAGCAAGCCATCGGGCCAGCGTCCGATTATAGCGACCATTTTTGGTGAAGGCGGGATGGGAAAAACAACACTGGCTTCTATGTTCCCGAACCCGGTTATAATTCGCACGGAGGACGGCACGGCCAGCCTGACGGGCAATGACAACGTCAGCCTGTTCCCACTGTCCACATCCAGCCAAGATGTGCTGGACGCAATCGAGGCGCTTGCCACGCAAGACCACAATCACAAAACATTGGTGATTGATTCGATCACTCAGTTAGCGACGATAATTGAGTCAGAAATCGTAAATGCAGATGGTAAGGCCAAGTCGATTAATGCGGCGGCGGGAGGTTTTGGTGCTGGTCAATCTGCGGCGGCTGAAAAGCATCGCCAGATCAGAGACTGGGCTGGATCACTGGCATACGAAAAGGGCATGAATATAATCTTCATTGCCCATGCCGATACAGAACACTTGGAGCTACCGGATAGCGATAGTTACTCAAGATACACGCTGCGGTTGCATCGTAAATCTTTGGCAAACTATACAGACAACGTCGATCTTGTGGCGATGATCAGGCTGAAAACTTTCGTCAGAAATGGCGAGGGCGACAAGAAACGTGCAATCAGTACGGGTGAGCGCGAAATCATCTGCCATCCGCAGGCGGCATCTATCACCAAAAATCGTTTTAACATTAGTGAGCCGCTGCCGTTCACTTTTGACCGCAACCCTTTCGCAGACTTTTTAACAGAGTAGGAAAAGCAATGGACTTTAGCAATATTAACTTCGACGCCGTGGAAGTGGCACCATCTTTCGAGCCGCTCCCAGCAGGCAATTACAAGTGCGTGATTACTGACCGTGAGCAGAAGCCTACCAAAGCGCAGACTGGATCATATCTTCAACTGAAAATCGAAGTGATTGAGGGCCACTACACTGGCCGTGTGGTGTTCGACAGATTGAACCTTGAGAACCCAAACGCCACCGCCGTTGAGATCGCAACTCGTACTTTGAAGTCGATTGGCGCGGCCTTACAGGTTCCGCTGCATAATTCAGAGGAATTGCTCGACAAGCCGCTGATGGTCAAGCTGGCGGTACGACCAGCGTCAAATGGCTATGACGCCAGCAATGACGTTAAGGGATACGCAAGCGCGGGTGCAGCCACAGCGGCTCCACAGGCGGCTCCAGCGGCGGCTCCACAGGCTGCCGCCGCCCCACCTTGGAAGCGATAACTATTTTGCGATGGGGCGGCTTTTGCTGCCCCATTTCTCAAATAGAGAGGAGCCGAGATGAACCTTGATAAATACAATCCATCGCCCACAGTGCAGAAAATTTACGAACACTACGAGGCAAGCCGCGATA